TCTAGTAATATTTTTTATAGTGCAGATGGTACTACATGGACACAAGTAAATAAAGATACTTATCAAGCTAAAACTGGAACAGTTGCAGTAACTTCTGGAAGTGCAACAATAACAGGAAGTGGTACATCTTTTACAACAGAGTTTGCAGTTGGTGATGATATACTAATTAATGGTGAACAATTTTTAGTATTAAGTATTGCTAATGATACTTCAATGGCAGCAGATGGTAACTTTCAATCAAGTGCATCTAGTCAAACTATAAAAAAGAATGGTTCTACTATTTCTCAATTAAATAGTGCAAGTGCAGTATCAAGAGGTTCTCAAAGTCTTTGTGAGTTTACTGTTTATGAAAGTAATAAACAATATGGTAAACTTTACATAGCAGATGGTATTAATAAAGTTGGTGAACTTACAATAGAAATTACAAATGCAGGAGTACATACTTTTTCATTTAAAGAATTAAATAGGTCAGCTCCTACAGACCCAGAACTAGTAACTATATTTAGTGAGAGATTAGTTGTTGCAGGACAGTCAAGTAATCCACAACAAGTTGCTTATAGTACAAGATTAACACCAGAAAATTTTACAGGTTCATCTGCAGGTACAGTAGATGTAGGAGACCAGATAGTTGGAATAAAATCTTTTCGTAACAAATTAATTGTATTTTGTAAAAATAGTATTTATCAATTATCAGGTTTAGATGGTACACCAGTTTTGTCATCGGTAACTAAAAACATTGGTTGCATAAGTGGCAGAACTATACAAGAGATTGGTGGAGATTTAATATTTTTATCTCCAGATGGTTTAAGAACTATTGCTGGTACAGCTCGTATTGATGATATAGAATTAGGTTCTATTAGTAGAAAAATTTTACCTGTATTTAGAGATGAAATTTTTCCTAACTTATCTACTATAACTTTTTCAAGTATGGTTATTAGAGAAAAAAGTCAATACAGATTATTTTATTTTAAAAATGGTACAGCAGACCCACAACAAAAAGGAATACTTGGAACATTTAAAATATCATCACAAGGTGTTCCATTATATGAGTGGAGTCAAACTACAGGAATACCTGCTCGTATAACACATTCAGGTTTTGATGAAAACAATGACGAAGTTTACTATCATGCAACTACAGATGGTAGAGTTTACAATCACGATACTGGAACTAGTTTTGATGGTAGTAATATTGCATGTGAGTATAAAACACCAGATTTAGATTACGGAGATTCTGGTGTTCGTAAAACTTTATATTATATTAAAACAAGTATTAGAGCAGAAGGTTCTAATGATAATTTAAAAGTTTTATGTAGATATGATTTTGATGATAACAACGTTCCACAACCAAGTGAATTAGCTATTGGTTCATTAGCAAGTCCAGCAGTATTTGGTACAGCAGTATTTGCACAAGCGGTTTTTGGACAAACTTTATTTCCACAACAAAAGATAAATTTAACAGGTAGTGGATTTACAAATAACTTTAGAGTTTCTAGTAACGGAACAGGCTCTTCTTATACTGTTTCAGGATTTTACGTAGACTATATCCCAGGAGGAAGGATTTAAATATGGCGGCATACTCAAGACAAAGCACATTTACAGATGGAGATACTATTAGTGCATCATTGTTTAACAATGAATATGATGCATTGGCAGCTGCCTTTGTCAATACAAGTGGACACAAACATGATGGAACAACTGGTGAAGGTCCAGTCATAGGTGTTTTAGGTGACGCTGGTGTAGCTACTCCTCTTAATAAAATTTTAATTGACTCTTCAAATGACCACATTGAATTCTATGTAGATGTTTCTTCATCTGCAGTTCAACAAGCATTTATTGCTGATGGAGTAATTGCTCCAGTTACAGACAGTGATGTTGACCTTGGTACTTCTTCTCTTTATTTTAAAAATGCATTTATTGATGCTATTACTACTACAGGTAATGTAGCAGTTGGTGGTAACTTAACTGTTACTGGAAATACAACTTTTAATGGTGGTACACAAACTTTAGGAGATGCTGCTACTGATAACGTAGTTTTTGGTGCAGATGTTAATTCTAGTATTATACCTAATACTGATAATAGTTTTGATTTAGGTTCATCTTCTCAAGAATGGAAAGATATTTATATTGATGGTGTTGCTTATTTAGATGAAATTAATTTTAATGGTACAGCTATTTCAGCTACAGCTGCAGAGTTAAATAAACTTGATGGAGTAACAGCTAGTACTGCAGAATTAAATATACTTGATGGTGTTACTGCAAGTACTGCTGATATAAATCTTATTGATGGAATAACTAATGGAACAGTTATTGCTAGTAAAGCTATTATAACTGATTCTAATAAAGATATAACTGGTGGTAGAAATATTACTATTAGTGGTGAACTTGATGCAGCTACTTTAGATATATCAGGTAATACTGATATAGATGGAGATATTGATGTAGATGGAACTTCTAATTTAGATAATACAGATATTGACGGAACACTAGTAGTAGATGGTTCAAACATTTCATTAGATAGTACATCTACTTTAAACATAGATAACTCTAATACATCTAATGGTATTACAATTGGTACAGCTACTTCAGGTGTTCCAATATCTATTGGACATACAACTTCTGAAGTAACAGTAAATGATAACTTAACTGTTACAGGAGACTTAACAGTCAGTGGTACAACAACTACAGTAAACTCAACTACTGTAAATTTAAATGACCATAATATTGTATTAGATACAGGTAATAGTACATCTGCTGTAATTAACGGAGCTGGTATAACTATTGAAGGTGGTTCAGGTGACGATGCTACATTTACATATAATACTACAGGTCCTAAGTTTGAATTAAAACTTGGTTCATCACATGAAGATTTACAAATAGCAAAATTAATTGGTACTGAATTAGATATATCAGGAGATGCTGATATTGATGGAACTTTAGAAGCAGACGCAATTACAGTTAATGGTACAGCTTTAAGTTCAGTTATTGCAGGAACTACAGTTAATCTTGCTTCTAGTGCTACAGCTTTAGCAACTGGTAGAACTATTGGAATGACAGGAGATGTTGTTTGGACATCTGCTAGTTTTGATGGTTCAGGAAATGTAACAGGTTCTTCTACAATTCAAAGTAATGCAGTAGAAACTGCAATGGTTAATGCTAATGTTATTAGTGGACAAACAGCTATTACAAGTGGTATTGATAGTAGTGCTGATGTTTTACTTTTACATGATGACTCTGCTAGTGCTCTTAAAAAAGTTTCTATTGCAAGTATCTTTAGTAGTGTTGGAGGTTTAAGTGATGTTGTTGCAGACACAAGTCCTGAACTTGGTGGAGATTTAAATGTTAATGGTAATGACATTGTATCTGCATCAAATGCAAATATATCTCTTTTACCAAATGGTTCTGGTAAAGTTTTATTAGATGGTAATGGTAGTACAGGTGGTGTTGCAGTAACAGATGGTAATATTGATATTAGGTCTAGTACAGGTGTTGTATCTAAAGTTAAATTTTATTGTGAAGTTAATAATGCTCACGCACAAACACTTCAAGCACAACCTCACTCAGCAGGTAGTAGTGCTGTTTTAGTATTACCTGTAGCTTCTGGTACATTAGTAGGTACAGGAGATACTGGTTCAGTATCAAATACAATGTTAGCAGGTTCTATTGCTGATAGTAAATTAGCTACTATATCTACTGCAGATAAAGTTTCAGCTGCAGCTATTCAAGTTGATGGTGCAACAGATGGTACTTCAATTACTATAGCTGATTCAGATAAACTTATTGTTGATGATAATGGAACAACTAAGTATGTAAATGCTTCTCAATTAAATACATACATTGATGCTGCTATTGATGTCGTTAATGATACATCACCACAACTTGGTGGTAATTTAGATGTTAATACAAAAAATATTGTATTCGGTGATAGTGGTGGAGCTTTTGATGATAGATTAAGTTTTGGTGCTAGTGACGATTTACAAATTTATCATGATGGTAATCATTCTTTTATTGATGATAATGGAACAGGTAATTTAAAAATTACATCAAATGGTGGTGGTATTGACCTTACTGCTGGTGGTGAAGATATGGCTAAGTTTGTTCCTAATGGTGCTGTAGAACTATATCATGACAACTCTAAAAAAATAGAAACAACTGCTGCTGGTGCAACAGTATCAGGAGTAGTCACAGCAACTGGATTTACTATAGGCTCAGCTGCAATAACAGAAACAGAATTAGAAATACTAGATGGTGCTTCAGTTACAACTACTGAACTTAATATCTTAGATGGAGTTACTGCTAGTACATCTGAGCTTAATACTATGGATGGTATAACAGCTTCAACAGCAGAACTTAACCATACAGATGGTGTAACATCTAATATACAAACACAATTAAATGCTAAAGCATCTGCAGGATTTGCGGTAGCTATGGCGATAGCTCTTTAAAAAAAAAGAGTTGACAAATACTAATAAATATGATATAATATAATAACTAAGGAGTAAACAAATGGCACAAGACTTTGAATCAAATGGACAGAGAATTACAAACTCTGCTACTACTATAGTTACAGCTGATAGTGATGATGCTGTAGTAGGTCTTCGTTTTGCTAATATTTTAACAACCACAGCCACACTAGATGTA